AAGATGGGTCATAACCTCATCTCTATATTCATTTACATTTTTTTTCATTTATCTTTGCAGTCATCCCATTTTTTTAAGTCTAGCATAGGTAGTGGTTTTTCTATTAAATGATCCTTTAATTTATCATTTTGTATTGCTACTTTATTTCCACCTTTTACAAATGGCTTCCCATCTGCACAACCTATTTCATAGACAAATAGTATTGTTTTCCATAAACCAACTCTAACTACTCTAGCTGGTCTATCATCAAATATAATTACATCATCCGTATTTAAGTCATCGCCTGCAAATACTTTAATAGCTTCTATTGCAGTTTCAAGAGTGTTTCTACCTAATATAAAAACAAATGCAACTGCAACCATCCAACCATATTGACCTATTAAATTTTCTATCGCCTGTTGCTCCATTTATCCTCATATCTAACCTTCTATTAACTCCCCCCACAGACTTGTTCTTCCTCTTATAATTTCTACTACTTCTACTTTATAATCTCCATTTCCAAAAAAATCTATTATAGCAAATGCATGATTCCAATTAGTAAGCCTTCCGCTTAACCAATCTTCATCTGCTTCTATATCTTTTAAGCAGCCCAAACTCCAACCACTTATAGTACCGCCTGCATTTGTCTTTGTATGCCTTTGCAGGTCATGAGTATGACCATACATAATACTTTCACCATATACATCTAAATGTTTAAATGAATGATATTTAGATACAAACTTTCCATGCGTAAAATTTATTTTTCCTATTTTTAAAAGCTTTTTTCTATTATAAGGATGGTATTCATACCCTCTTTTCTTTAACTTTAAAGCACTTTCTGTCATATAGTGATCTAAATAAGGATACCTTGTAACAAACTTATCTAACCAAACTTCATGATTTCCTTGTACAAAATGTCTTTCTTTGCAATTTACTTTGTCAAGATATTTGTCAATCTGATCCATTCCACTATTGACATTTTCAACATCTTTATCTAAAAGAGGAATTAAGTCTTCCATTGGCTTAGCAGACCTTCCCTTCCAATAGTGAGTACTAAAATGCTCCCATTCTCCCGTATCTCCCAAATCAATATATATATCAGGTTTTACAATCTCTATTGCCTTACATACTACATTGATAGCTTTTTGGTCGTGTATTGGGAAGTGCTTATCAGGGGTTACAATTGCTCGTTTGACTATACCCCTATCTTTCAAAGCCATATAATTCCCTTGTATTTTTAGAAATAATTTAGTATAGAATTTATAAATTTCCTAATTTGAGGATAGAGCTCTTATTCTCTCACTAAGCTCTTTACTTCTTGCTGGAGTTTGCTTGTGCCATAAAGAATCAAGCATCTCATGTGAAGCTTCTTCGTATTGCTCGGTTTCTAAGTAATATATAGTTTTTTTAAATTTAGAAAACCCAGTAATCCCAAGTTGATAGCACATATTTATAACAACTGATTTAGCTTCATTATCAATATTTTCAAACCAAGGAAAAGCAACAAGTATTCTTTTTAATAAAGTATGAAGTTTTTTCATTAGAATCAGATCTCCAACATCTTCATCTATAATTAAATCTTTTATAGCAAATCCATAGCCTATAGTATCATACCCTTCAGTACATTTGTATACTCTTGGCTTGAATCCTTCATGTTTTTTTATATCGTCAACAAGACTTTCTAAGCTTTCAGGAATCATCTGATGTTTATTTCTTTTTTTTTCCAAAAATTCTTTCAAAGTTCTTTTTGTATTGCTCATCATGCTCCCAGTCAAAAAATTTAAGCCCCTTACCTGCTGATCTACTTCCACCTAATTGTTTAATGTTAGTAATTTTTTGTACCCCACCATTTCTTATCTTTTTAGAAAGGTTTTTCATTCTTATCTCCTGTTATTATATAGGGGGCAAAAACCCCCTATATAATTATTAACTCACTATTACTTACGAAGCATTAGTGAATTTATATCCTTTTTTGTTACTAGCACTATCAATTAATTTAGCACCATAGATCATGTCTGCTACTACTTTAGTTCCAAGAGCATCAATAGAGTATTCTGCTTGAACTCTTACATCTTGCTGAACTGCACATACAGCAGCAGATTTATGAAAAATCGCCCCTGATATTGCTGTTCCTGCTGTAGCAACTGTATTTGACATATATACATTAATGCCAAATAATTTACCTATAAAGCCTTTTGTGCCTCCTTCAGTAAGAACTGTGCCACTACCACTTGCATCTGATCTCCAAAAATTCTTTGAGATACCTGCATTAGGATCCATTATATCTGCTGCTAATGTTGGGTTAACAACCAAAGAACAATCGCCATCCATATAAGGAACATCATTTTCGCCTAAGTTAGCAAGTGCTGCTTGAAATTCAGCAGCTAACAGTACATCATCAGTACCAAGTGTAGCACCTTCATTAACACCATCAAGCTCTGCCCAAATATCAGCATCTACAGCTCTTGCAAGAGCTTCACCAAACATTTGAGTATACTTAGAAACTAAATCAGCATTTGATTGAATCATAAGCACATCTTCAAATAGCATAGCATTGTATTTATGTTTGTTTATTAATAATGCAGTATTTGTTGAATGTGTAGCATCATAAGTTACTAATGAATCAACAGCTTTATCTGATGAAGCCACTAAATCAATTTGAGGGATGTTTACTGTGTCCCCCGCACCTTTTACTAAAGAAGAATAGTCCTCAATTAAATTCTTAAAAACTGTTCCTCTTTCAAAAAATCTGTAAATACCATCACTCCACAATTCAGGAACAAATTCCTCGTGTGTCGTGGTTGTACTTGCAGCACCTAATATACTATCGCCTGTATCAGCCATTATACTCCTCCATTTAACTATCTTTCAACTGCTCTATTGAGCCTTCATTTTGATAGCAACCACTATGTGGTTTTTGATTTTATTTTTTCGCAGCCGTAGCTACTATGTCCTTCCATTTTTCCCTTCGTTCTCTTTCATCCATCTTAGTCCAATCAATATTATATTCTTTATAATTCTTCCTTGGATTACCTGCAACTTCAGGAGCATTTGGTTTGACATTGTTAATTTTATTAGTTACATATTCGAGAGTTTCTAGATCTAATTTAGATAAAGATTCTCTTTCATCTTCAGGATGGTTCTCTAATAGAGATGTCCTTTTAGTTTCCTCATACTTAGTCCACTTTTCAGCATTAGTAGTTAAACTTTCGACCTTAGAAGAAGCCTGTTCATATAAGGTTTTAAATTCTTCTTTTTCTTTAAGTTTACTTTCTTCTGCCTTAGCAAGACTTTTTTCTAATTTTGCTAAACGAGTTTCAGCATCCTGAGCTCTTTTTCTATACTTTTTGCTTTCTGCAATATACTGCTCATTAGAGCTATCTTGAGTAGTTTCTGTAGCAGAACTTTCACTTACTGTTTCTGTAGCTGCTTGTGTTTTATCTTCGGACATACTGTCCTCCATTTTATATTAAAAGTTGTGTATTTTTACAATTTTTGCAAAATACTAATAGATAACTTAAATTAATTATAGGGAATAATGCAAATTTTGGAAAATTCACTACAAGAATATAAACAAAAATGGTTTGACTTTATGGACTACAATCCTCATTATGGTCAAAAAAAATTGCACTTTCCAGATAAGACTACAGCAAGGTTTTTTGTCATGGTTTGCGGAAGAAGATTTGGCAAGACTACTGCATCTGCTATGGAGGCAACATTTTATGCTTCACAGCCAAATAAAAGGATATGGCTTGTAGGACTGTCTTATGATAAAGCCGATTTAATGTTTAGGGAAGTTTGGCAAAAAATGGTAGTTGGTCATTCCAATGATATTATAAGAGCTTCAGAAAAAGAAAGAATTATAAAATTTAAATGGAATACTACTGTTGAGGCAAAATCTGCAGATAACCCCGATTCACTAGGTGGTGAGGGGTTAGATCTTCTTATTATAGATGAAGCTGCTAAAGTAAAAAGAAAAATTTGGGATATGTATTTATCCCCAACATTATCCGATAGAAAAGGGAAGGCTATATTTATCACAACTCCAGAAGGTTTTAACTGGGTATATGATTTGTATCTCCTAGGGAAAGATGATGAATTATGGGAATCCCACCAAGCTCCCTCATGGGACAACCATTTTGCCTTCCCTCTCGGAAAAAGCGACCAATTTCTTCTTGAAAGAAAGAGAAATATGGCTAAAGAGGTGTATGAACAAGAGTATGGAGCTAAGTTTACCTCTTTTGCAGGTCGTGTTTATCCGTTTGAAAGAGATTTAGATGTAGGCAAGTTTCCTTATGATCCAAACTTCCCTACTTATTGCAGTATAGACTTTGGTTATCGTATGCCTGCTGTTGGATGGTTTCAAATTCATAGAGTAGGCGGTATTTGGCATATAAATATGATAGATGAAATAATTCATGAAACAAATATTAAAACAGATACCTTAGCAGAAAAGATATTATCAAAAAAGTACAATGTTAGAAGATATTATGGAGATCCTGCTGGCATGCAGGCTCAAGGACAGTCAGGACTAGGAGATATTGAGATATTTAGACGAAAAGGTATAAAAATCTTTACAAAGAGGGATAAAGTATCAAGAAGTATAGCTTCGGGAGTATCTCATGTAAGAGGATTTATAGAAAATGCACAAAATGAAAGATTTTTTCATATAAATGAAAAATGTACAGGTATTATGATGGATTTAGAGAACTATCGCTACCCTGAGCCTAAAGAAGGGGCAGATTTAAAGCCAGAACCAGTTAAGGATGGCTATCACGATCATGGATGTGATATGATACGATATTTTTTTATAAACCAGTTTCCAATTAAAAACAGAGAATTCAAAGTGAGGACAAGATGATTTACAACAACATGACAGTAGAAGAAATAATACAACAATCAGTTCAGCAAGCTAAACAATTAACTCAGAAGAAAAGACGAGATTGGGTTAGAAGGTTGCTTAATTATTATGGAGGCAATGGAACTAGCCAATATATAGAGAATTATTTTAATTCCTCAGCATTTCAAGAAGTTCCTTGTTATAATGCAAACTTTACAAGAAGATTTATAAATAAAATGAGCAGGATATATACAGTTGGCACATCAAGGAATGTAGGCAGGCAGTATGATCTTTTAACCATTAAAAAAGATGCTAGAATGAAGCATGTTGAAAGAATGACTCGCTTAATGGGGACTGTTGCAACTCAAGTTATATATAAAGAGGTTAATGGGATGCCTTATTTTGACTACAGACCTGTTTATTATTTTGATGTTCACTTATCTGATGCTTTTACTC